CTCTTCCGATCTGCACTAGCTTTCAGACCGAAGCGGTTATTTTGATAGTGATAAAAAAGTAGCGGGCGAATTTCGCCACCTTCATTAATTTTTATGTCAAACGATAGAGTCCAAGTCTCCCCGACATTTTCTTGTGAAAGATATGGATGCAAAGGAAACGAGAAGAAACGAGCACTTGTTCGAACTTTCTCAGAGTCTCGATAGTAGTTTCTACCACCGACCTTCATTTTGGCAAAGGTCTGCGTAAGTCCATCGATGTCCTGTTTAACCTCTGATTTGGTCGCAAATCCGTTCATCTGGCCAGTCATTCGACTAAGGGCCTCTGTGGTCGTTCTGCGATATTCTGAAGCTTGATTGATTTCACTTGCGACCGTCTTTTTCAGAACATCCAAGTCGGCCGACAGAGCCGTCTGAGTGGTCGTAGTCTGTGACTTAAACGCTTCAAGTCTAGCAACAGAATCCAGCCCAATCTGCTTGGCTTCCTGAGCAAGCAAACTACTTGCGCCAGCATTTTTCAATGCTTCTTCAGCTTTTCGTCTAGCTTCTTGGATAGAAGCATTATCGAAGTTTTGGAATCGTTTATCGATTTCGTTTGAAATGTCTTGCTTGACTTCTTCCGCCTTAGCCTTGGCAAGTTCAATACCGTCAGTAATATCCTTCTCACGCTTAGCAAACTCAGCGTCAAATGCACGGTCAGCGTTGGCTATTTCCTTTTTCAAACGTTCTTCAAAAATCTTATGCAGATTTTGGCTTTCATTTAAAACGGCATCATTTACAATTCCACCAATCGCATTAGCCAAACTAGACTGGAACGTCCCAAAACCAATTGATTTTAGACGTTTTGCCATTGGCGAATAGGTGTATTTCGTAATTTTCTTACGAACATCAAGACCATACCACTCGTGGTAGATACTGACCACATCGAACATCCGAACCGCTACATCGCTCTGGCCGACAACCGAGATTTCAAGGTTATCTTCTAGCATGTCGCACATACTCGTTCGAAAATACTGCTTACCGTATTCAATCAAGCTAGCTTGGTCTTTGACATTCTGGTCATTGACTTCAACAACAGCTTCATAGATTTGGCTATATTTTCCGAGCAAGGGGCTATCAATCACCACCACATAGTCAACGTCAGGCGCCTTTTCTCCCTCGCCTTTAACAGTCGTTTTAAAGGTTATCCGAGTTTTCAGAGATTTGGTAGAGGTCTTATGCTGGTAGCTAGACAGGTTTTTTTTGTACATAAAAAGCGATTCATTTTCTGAACCGCCATTTTTTAACAAGCGCAAGTTGTAGCCATTCCGCACCATATCTCCGCCCCACTGACCAAGGATAGAATGCTTGTCTTTCGCCAAGACCTCCATAGCATTCTTATCCTTGATGTTGAGCGTATGTCTATCATCAATGTCCGAAAAGAAAGAAAAGGGATTGGCTCTGGTAATACTACCAGCAAAAGCACTCAACACCTTTGTACCACTGACACGATCCACATCGATAGAGCTGACGATGTAGTTATTTAACAGACTGATAACCTGATTGGCATAGACTTGGATATATCCTTGTTGCTTTTCAACCTCAAAAATATAAAAATCCTGCTCACCATGAAGGTCATCTGCAGTCAAGAAAGTTTCCTCTTTCAGTAATTCCCACTTGGGATCCGATGTAGGAAAGCGAAAGGTCAGTTGATAGGTATTGTTCCGTTCCTGGACTATTTCGTCATTGTAAGCCTCATTTAAAGGCGTGTTGCCTTCTGTAAGATAAATCATAGGATATACCTCCAATTTGGCCGAACTGTGACTTTACGAACCGCGCCAGTAAAGACCAGACCATTATTCCCTACTGCCAATTCAAAGAAGCCTCCACGTTTTCGTAAAGTGTTCTGAATTGCACCATCTGCATTGTAGATATTCTGCTTCTTATGTCTACAATCAATGGTCACTTTTCGTCTAATGGTCAAGTGCATAGTTGTCCGTCCGATAGTCAAGGAGATATCACCATCCCCTTCAATCTCAATCACAGGCTCGCTGTATACAGAGCCTGGATTGTTGACATTCCCACTGGCGGTAAAGACAAGAGGAGCAACACTTTTCTGATAGCGGAAAGGTTGCATACTCAGCTTGATTTCAAGTTTCCAACCGTGCATACCTTGAGGTTTGTATTTTGCACTAATAAAATCAGCGTAAAATAAAGAGCCTAGCTGATAGCTAAATTCTAGCGTATTGTCATTTGGTTGGAATCTCTCAACGATTTTGGACGGGTCTACCGTCCTTGGGAGGTAAAATGCAAATGTTCGTTCATAACTCTCATAAGCACCATCCAAGACACGGTAATTCCCGTTAACCCCAAATAGGGTAGCTGTTTCTGAAACTTTAGGTTTAGCAGCCTCCACCTCGCCAAAATCAGTCACGACACAGTTAGGAATGGTTGAAGTATTGAAACCATTGATAATCATGTATTCCATTAAATTCCCTCCCTAGCATAGATTGCACCTTGGCGTTGGTAGACGCTCATTGAAATTTTATCAGCGTCCAGGTAAGTATCTGACGGCTTTTCAAGGATAGCAGTAAGGATCTTCTCCATACTTGCTCTCAGAATCGCTATCTCAGACACGGTTTGACTGTCTTTTGCCTCGATTTGAGCACTTGGCATGGCCAAGCTTGCTTCAAGATTTTTGGCAATAGTCGGTGTTCCACTCAAACCAAAATCATCATTTGAAAATGCGCTTGAGATTTCGCCAGCCATTCCACTGACCGATTTCTTAACATCTTTGAAACGGTCTTGCAACCCTCTATTCAAACCTTGCATAATCGCATTACCAGCAGGAATCAAGAGCTTGCGGTCATACTCAATCGGACCTTTGTGATCAGCAATCCAACCAGCAATACCACCGACAAAATCAGTAACTGCACTCCAAGCAGATTTCAAACCGCCTAGGAATCCATCAAGGATAGCCTTACCTGCTGACCATAGGTCAATGTTTCGAATGCCATCAAAGATACTCGTAACATTGCTTACAAGGTCACTAACGCCTTGCTTCATACTCTCCCACGCTCGCTGAGCTCCTTGGACAAGTCCATCAATCAGACCTAATACCGTTGACTTCAACCCTTCCCAAGCACTGCTTGCGACAGATTTGATAGTGTTCCAGATATTAGACAATATCTGAGCAAAGCCATCAAAGATAGCCTTACCTGCAGCAGACAACCCGTTCCAAATTGCCTCACCTACACCCTTTATAGCATTCCAAGCGGTGCCCCAGTCACCATTGATGATAGCCATGACTGCTTTTATAATGCCACTAATGACATCCATAGCCGTCTGAATAGCAATCTTAATCAACTCCCAAACCGTTGTTACAACCGTACAGATGTTGTTCCATGCCCCTTCAATGAAAGGTCCGAGAATATTCATAGCTGTTTCGATTATAGACTGAATAATCGGCATGACCGTCTGAATAACTGTCTGGATAGCATTCCAAACTGTTGTGAACGTTTGTTGAATCAATGCTTGATTTTCAGACCACCATAAAGAAATGCCATCCCAAACAGACTTGATAAAATCAACAACCGCTTGAATAATCGGAGCAACAACAGCCATCATATTATTCCAAACGGTCGTAGCTGTTTCAACAATACCATTCCAAACTTCTGTCAAGACTGGTGCGATAGACTGCCACACACCAGAGAACCAATCCATGAAGCCTTGCCAGATTTGTCTACCCATATCAGTTTGAGTAAAGAAATAAACTAAACCTGCAGTCAATGCAGCAATAGCTGCGATGGCAATTCCAATCGGATTGGCACTCATTGCAGTAAATAGACCCGTGACTGCTGTTTTAATTGTCGTTAAGACAGCAGGTATTCCAGATAGTAATCCCGAGACTGCCGAAAATGCTTTAAAAGCTAAAAATGCAGAACCAAGAGCGGTAACGATACCGCCCATGATGCTTCCTAGACCTTCGCCGAAGATTCCACTTAAAACACCCTTAATTCCTCCTAAAATAAGGTTAGGAATTTGTTTCAAAATATTTCCAATCATCGGAATCAAGTTTCCGAATAGAAATGTGGATGTCGTTTCCATTAAGGCTTGTAAAGCAGGTTGGATATCTTCACCCAATGATAACTTCCCTAGCACATTCTGAGCAGCTGCTTTCATAGATTCGAATGATCCAGTGAAAGTTGTTGCTGCCTCTCGCGCTGTTGTGCCAGTGATGTCCAAATTTTCTTGGATAGCGTGAATAGCACTATAAACATCTGACAAGTTATTCATGTCATACTTAACGCCTGTCAGTTTTTCTGCGTCGGACAAAAGTCGTTGCATTTCTTGCTTCGTACCACCATAACCCAATTTAAGGTTATCTAGCATCGTATAATTCTGCTTGGCAAACCCTTGATAAGCCAGTTGAATGCTTTCCATAGATGTTCCCATCTTATTAGCATTATCCGACATATCAATCATGGCCATGTTAGCTGTTTCCGCTGCTTTATCTGTATCTCCACCAAGAGATTGCAATAAGCTTGCTGAAAAACCTGTAACATTTTCCATATAGGCATTGGCTGACAGACCTGTTGTCTTGTAGGCCTCGTTTGCAAAGCCTTTGACCTTATCAGCTGAGTCTTTAAATAAGGTTTCGACACCACCAAGCGATTGTTGAAGTGCTGCCCCTTCGTTTATCGATGCTCCGATTGCTTTACCAATTCCAGCTGCAGCAATAACTCCTGAAACAGCGCCCATCATTTTAGATCCGAGGGATTCGCCTGCGCTAACGCCAGCTGAGGCAACTTCACCACCCATTTCCTTTTGAATCATGCCACTAATGCCCTTGGCAGATGGAATGATTTGTACATAGGCTTTTCCTAATTCGGTCACCACTATTCCTCACCTCCTGTTTTCGCAAGTAAAGCCTTGCGATAATTTTCAAAGTCCTCACCAGATTCAAAGACGAGATAATCCCTTTCGTCACTCTCTTCTTTGTGATTTTTTGTTAGCATTTCAGCAATTGATGTTGGGCGATTAACACCCTTTTGGCCATCTTTTGTTTGTAGCCACAAAGAAAGAGACAGTCTGTCTACGATACTTGCAAGTAAAGTAATTTCCAGAGGGACGATTTGTTCAGACATGATCTGCTTTATCCGCGAATCATCACGCAACCCATACGCAAAAACAGCCACCTCATTTAAAGGTAGCTGTTTATAGTCGTATATTTGATAGGTTTCCGCTAAGTCACAGATAAGAGCATCCTCGTCTAAGGCAATCATCTGAGCAAGGACTAGGATTTTTTTAGGTCTTTGTTGGACTCAAAGATACTCTTGATATCTGTGAACAGTACCTCAGTGTCAATGAAGTCTTCCCCATCATCTAAATGAGATAAGAACTCTTCCGCTTGTTTTTTACCAAAGAGAAGATTCAGCAATTTTTCAGCAGCTTCAAAATCCCCCTTCTCCATTTTGGATGCTTCGCGCATGAGATAAAAGTTTTTCAATCGTTTTTTAGGGATTTTATACTCAAACCCTGATTCCGTTTTTCCTTTTAAGATTTCTTCCATTTACTTTACGCTCCTTGGATGTATTCGTAGTGAGTGTTCTCACTGTTGTCTGGTAGTGCAGTGATCGTCAATTCATAGCCGATTGGTTCGCCGTCTTTATAGCTGATTTCGCCAATTTCGCTAACCTTACCACGAGGGATGACAACGCGTTTCACATAGCCATTTTTCAGCAAAGTATCAATAACCAAGCTATGTTCTGGCAACTCTTTACCGTTTGCTTTCACGGTAATGCCAGTTTCAAGCGTTCCTGAAACATTATCTGGGCCATATACTTCTTTCAAGACTTCGATGTTAAGACCTTCAATCAATTTGTATTTGAAAGTGTCTTTCTTTTCAGTTTGAGAAGACAAGACTGTTTGTCCTCCCCAGGCCTTGACTTCTTCGCTTTCTGGCGAGTTCTCGTTGGTCAATCCATCTTCTGAAATGTACCCTAACGTTTTAAATGCAGCATCCAAGTCTGCTTTTGCATTTAGTGGTAGGTTTGTTCCAGCTGGTGCTGTAGATACTGCCCCTCCGATTTTGGGCTTAGCAGCCGTTACATTTGATGCTGATGCAGTCGTCATATTCTTTCCTCCTGTTGATTCTGCATTTGGTGTTCTTACTTCTGGTGCTTCTAATTCTGGCGCCAAAACTACACCTCCTTTTTAAAAATAATTGATGTCATATACCGCTTGATAGCGATATTGCTTCGTTTCAGTGTCTGTAAAGTTGTAGTCACTATTGTGATGTACACCGCTAACTTCGTTGACTGTGATGAGATCCTCAACTACTTTCTTGACTTTCTCATTTAACTCAGCAGCCTTTTGTAACGACGGCGCATAACTCTGAAAAGCGAATGTGGCGGAATGAACGTAGTCACTTCCACCACTTCCTGTCTTTTCAAGAATGACATAACTCTCAGGCATATTCGGTTTATGTTCAAAAAAAGACGGTACATCTAACTGTCCGTCCAAAAATTTCTT